TTTCTCTGGGCGTGGTAAACGGGGCATGAGTTCTATTTATTGTTTAAAAAAAATAATCAGACCCTATAATTAGGAGTGACTCTTGACATTATAACAAAGTATGTGCCTTTGTTGGCTGGATTGATGTATGCGGTGGTAGCTGGGGCGTATTTCATGAAGAAGGAATATGGTTGGGGTGTGGTCTGGGTATCGTATGCTACGGCGAATTTTGCTCTTATGGTAGTTGGCAATGATTAAAATGGTGTAAAATAAACAAATGAGTTTATCTTATAGTGAGTTTCCTGTTTATATTGGTATTGCTGGAACGCATACTCCACCTAGTACGGTTAGTGGTTATGTAGCGGCCACTCAAAGTAGTGTAAATTACAATACAAATCATAGCCCCAATCGTAAACAGGGAAAGGCAATAGGTTCCGACCAGTTTAATTACAATGGCGCTCTTAGTGCTGATATATCGATTGATTGTATTTTGCATACGGGGATGCTTTCTGGTTTTGATTTTTTAAAAGATGCGAAACAAGAAGACTTTGTAACAATTCAATTGGGTAGTGGAATTTATAATAAATGCTATGCGAAAGATGTGTCTGTAGACATTGCGCCATTTGCGCCTGTAACATTGAAGGCAAGTTTTGTTTCTTTAGATCCTCATGTTGGGGGTACAATTAGTGGAGATTCGAATAGTTATGGGGGAGCGGCAGTTCCTTTAGATAGTGAAGCTGTTGCTTACGGTCATACTTGCACTGTGTTTGATACCACAAGCACTACAAATAACACACAAAGCCAAATAAATTTTAAAAGAACTTACTCCAGAACCCCAATTTACGGCATTGGGTCTGTAAATGCTTCAGAAATGCTTTTAGATGGAGTTGAAGAGGAATTAAGTATTACTTCTACAGGTTTGAATAATCTTATAAACTTTAGTGGGGACACTCTAATCGGGAATTTACAAATTGGTCTTTGTGGTATAGGTGGGACTACTGTTATGTCAGAGATTGTTGATTTAATTAAGTTTACAAATGGATCTAAATTACTGGCAGAATCTTTTTCTACGCAAGGAGGAGAAACTTTAACAACAAGCGCTACAATTAAACAGATTAAATTGTGATTTAGGTGTAATAACATATTATATATGGCACTTAAAAAATTGTCTAATTTTCGTCTAGAGCCTCATACATTCTTCTCTATTAAGTTCAAAGAGAGGAAATTTAAGTTTACCCCGAATCAACGCAAATTTCTGGAGATTTTACTAGATCCTGAAGTAAAAATTATGTTTGTGTCTGGGCCAGCGGGTTCTAGTAAAACGTATATGTCTTTATATGGTTGTTTGCGTTTAATGGCTGAAGATAACGAGAAAGACTTACTTTACATCAGAAGCATTGTAGAAAGCGCAGATAAAGGATTAGGGAGTCTTCCTGGAGATATGTCGGAAAAGTTCAATCCTTTCACGTTACCTTTGTATGATAAATTGGAGGAAATAATACATGAAGGTGACACTGCGTTTTTAAAACAAAAAGAAAGAGTGTCAGCTATACCTATAAATTTTTTGAGGGGTGCTAACTGGAACAATAAGTTAATTGTAGCGGATGAAGCTCAAAACTTCACGTTCAAAGAATTAACTACATTAATCACTCGTATAGGAGAAGATACTAAGGTTGTTGTATGTGGAGACTTCATGCAAAGTGACATTAGCGTTAAAACAGGTTTCAAAGATATGTTTGATATATTTTCTGATGACAAGTCTAAAGAAAATGGAATTCATACATTTTCCTTTACTAGAACTGATATCGTTAGGAGTAAAATCTTAAAGTTTATCATTTCTAAGTTAGAAAAAGGTAAGAAAGTGTAATATTATAATATATAAGCAAGAATAAGTGTCACGCGCCAGCGGCGAACTGCTACATACCCAAAACCGCACAAGGCTTGTTTTATATTTTAGAAAAATTTAATTTTAATTGTATAAATATATAGTATGGCTCATCTATTTTGTCACAGTTGCGGTGCGAAACTTTCTTACGCTCATGCGAAACCTAACTTTTGTGAAAAGTGTGGCGAACAACTAACTTCTTTGGCTTCTACTAAATCAACAAATACTTCAGCAGGTATGCCTGTCTTAGAAAAATCTGTAGTTATCTCTCAAGATGAGACAGATGCACAAAGTGTTCCTGAAATTTCTAGTTTCCAAGTAGAAGTCGAAGCCTCTGACAAAAGTCCAATGACTTTTGGTTCATTAGTGGGCGAGCCAACTGAATCCGATACTCGGACTAAGAGGGCTAGATCTATTAATGAATTTATTGATGAAAAGAAAAAAGAAAGGTGAGTATGTATATGAAGACTTTTCTGAAGTAATTGACGCAGCAATTAAAAGACAGCAATATAAATGGAGATTAAATGCTGTCAAATGGTTCGACTTCGATGATGTCCAACAAATCATTAAACTGCATATTTCTAGAAAATGGCATATGTGGGATCAAGAGAGACCTCTTGAGCCTTGGATTGGTAGAATAATATCCAATCAAATTCGAAACCTTATAAGAAATCATTATGGGAACTATGTGAACCCATGCCCCGATCATCAATCACCTGATCACGACCCTTCTACCTGTCCCATATGTCAAAAATGGGAAAAAACGAAAAAATCTGCTTTAGAAGTAAAGCTGCCACTCTCTACTGAAGATTTTGTCAAAGAGGTGACAAACAAGCAATATCTCGATTTTGATTTTGCGGTATCTTTAGAGAAGTTAAACGGACAAATGAAGATTCGTTTAAGTAATATTCATTATACTGCGTATAAAATGTTGTATTTTGATAAAAGCAGCGAAGAAGACGTAGCTAAGTTTATGGGTTACAAAATATCTGCCCAAAAAAGAAAACTTGGGTATAGACAAGTTAAAAATTTAAAAAAGAAGTTCCTACAGGTAGCTATGGAAATACTAAGGGAGCAAGATATTATAGGAGATGGATCTGACTGAAAAACAAAAAGATTTTTTAAGGGAGAATGCATCAAAGATCCCTGATTTAATCGATTTAACGAAACAATGTTTCGAGAACGATTCTTTAGATGGAAGATCTAAAGAAGGAAGGGCTGTTAGGAAATTTTTAGTAGAAAACTCTATAGAGTTCAAAACTACAGCGCGAACACCTGTAGAGGTTATAGAATTTACAAAAGAGCAAAAAGATTTTATAATTCAGCAAGCAGAGGAAGGATTGTCGTCCTTGGAGATAGCTCGCATAGTTTTTCCATCTAGAACTGTTAGACCTTTAAGCAATGAGCAAAGAGCCGTCTTATCGCAAATTAGGGAGGTAAATCCTGATATTTTACCTTCTCAAGATTCAGGCGCTCTCAATTCATACATTGCACCGAAGTCTTCATCACGAATCATCAAAAAAATCAATGATGCCACAGGTTTGGGCTTAGATGAATCGAAACTTAACAGACAGAAGCAAATTTGTGTAGAAAAGCTGGGAGTCAACCTTTCCAACTCAAGATTTCTTAAAATTATTAACAATTACCTCAATCAAGACGATAGAGTGTTGTTTGAACATGAATTTGTTAGATTAACTTGGGATAAACCAGATTTAACCGCAGACGAAATTAATTTATACTTAAACGTCTGCAAAGAAGTTATAAACTTGGAAGTTATTAGCGCCCACCTTAACAAGCTCAACAGTATGTTCGATGATGCTGACGAGCAGCAAGAAATGTCTATTAGGTTGGCTGAAATCATCAAAGCCAAGAGTTCAGAGTATCATCAATGCGAAACTCGGATTGAGAACCTCACCAAAAAGCTTCAGGGGGACAGAAGCGAGAGAATGAAGAAAATGAACAAAGAAAACGCTTCATTCTTGTCTATAGTGCAACTTTTCCAAGAAGAAGAAGAAAGAGAGACAATGGTAAGAATTGCAGAAATGCAAAAAGAGGCAGTAAAACAGGAAGCAGAAAGATTAGAGGGTATGGCAGAATGGAAAGCAAGAGTATTAGGAATTGGTCAGCAAGATGTCATTTAAATGCGAAATATGTGGGGACTCATTTGATTCGTTAAGGAGTCTACATGCACACCTAAAAAAACACGATAAACTAGTAGGAGACTACTATGTAGAGAATTATGCTAGAAAAGATAAATTAACTGGCGAGTTAATACCTTATAAAAATTATAAACAGTATTTTTCTACAGATTTCCTAAATAAAAGAAATATGAAAAAATGGTGTCTCCAAGCACCAAAAGAAGAGGTTAAAGATTTCATAATCTCTTCTCTGAACAAAAAGTTTCTCTCTAAAGGGATATCGTCTGGTCCTCCGTCCACTTACCTACTTACTAGTAGTTTACCAGATGTAGATCTGTGTAAACAGGTCTTCGGTAGCTACAAAGAAACATGTAAGCAGTTACAAATGAAACCAATGCTTTCTGAATCTCTTCCTAAAGAATTTCACAAAGATTATTCAGATACCCCCATACTGATAGATACTAGAGAGCAGAAACCCCTGCATTTTGCCAATTCTAAATTGTTGAAGCTTGATGTCGGGGATTATGCAGTCGGGGGCGACCTATATGACTATACATTCGTGGATAGGAAATCTTACCAGGATTTTTGTTCTACTATAACAAATGGATACAACCGTTTTATAAAAGAGTTAGATAGATGTAGATCTACGGGATGTTACTTGTATGTAGTTACAGAAACAGCTTTTGATAAAATGTGGGCTGTTAATAAGCGGGTGTATAAAAAGTTTAAACTAGATTATGTTTACCATAGGATGCGAGAAATACAGGCAGAGTATACAGACTGCTGTCAATTTGTATTTAGTGGGTCGAGAGAAAAAAGCGAAGAACTTATTCCTAAAATTCTTGTTTTAGGCACGAAACTCTGGGGAGTAGACCTTCAGTATTTTTGGGACAAACAATTAAAAAAAGATGGCTTGGGAAACAGGACAACAGAAACTACACCGACAGTACAAGGATATAAACAAAGAAATACTCGAAAAAGAGGGGTTTATAGAAGAAACTGAAGCAAAGGTATTGCTTTATAAATTCTTAAGGGAGAATCCTTCTTTTGCTTGTGAATTGTTTACGGGGGTAAAATTATTCCCGTTCCAGCATATGGCTATTAAGGCCATGATGGAGTCCGATTACTTTTTGGGGATATGGAGTCGAGGAATGTCTAAAAGCTTCTCTACGGGCGTTTTCGCGCTATTAGACGCTATTTTAAATCAAGGTGTCCAGATAGGTATTTTGTCTAAATCTTTCAGGCAGTCTAAAATGATTTTCAAAAAGATCGAGGATATAGCAAAAAGCCCTAAAGCCACCTTCTTTTCTCAATGTGTCACTAGGGTTTCTAAAATGAACGATGAGTGGGTCATGGAAATAGGTAGAAGTAGTATAAGAGCTTTACCTTTAGGGGATGGAGAAAAGTTGAGGGGTTTCCGATTCCAAAGGATGATTATTGATGAGTTATTGTTGATGCCAGAAAAAATCTATAATGAGGTTATTATTCCCTTCTTGTCTGTTGTGGAAAATCCAACAGAGCGCCAAGAAGTTTATGATTTGGAAACTCAAATGATTGAAAAAGGTAAAATGAAAGAAGAGGATAGGAAAAAGTGGCCAAACAACAAAATTATTGGTTTATCTTCAGCTTCTTACAAATTCGAATACCTTTATAAGATATACCAACAATATGAAGCGTTAATTTTAAATGAGAATAAACAAGATGGAGCGCATAGGACTATTATGCATTTTAGTTATGACTGCGCTCCTGAACAGTTGTATGATCAAAGTTTAATTAACCAATCTAAATCTACAATGAGCGACTCCCAATTTGATAGGGAGTTTGGTGCTATATTTACAGATGACAGCTCTGGTTACTTCAAAGTTAGTAAAATGGCTGCTTGCACCATTCCTGATGGTGAAGGGCAGTGTGTGGAGGTTGTAGGTAATCCTAAAGATGAATATATCTTAGCCTTTGACCCTTCTTGGTCTGAAAGTGAAAGTTCAGACGATTTCGCGATGCTTTTAATAAAATTGAATCGTGATACAAGAAAAGGAACAGTTGTTCACAGTTACGCTCTTTCTGGGTCGAGTTTAAAAACACACATTAAATATATGGCTTATATATTAACCCATTTCAATATAGCTGCTGTAGTGGGTGACTATAACGGAGGGGTACAGTTTGTTAACTCTTGCAATGAGAGTGAAATCTTTAAAAAGAAAAATTTAAATCTTGGTGTTATAGAGGCTGATTTAGATAAATCTAAAGACTATGATAAAAACTTAAGAAGACTTAAAAATCAATACAACAAGTCAGAAAAGAAATTTGTGTTTCTTAGAAAACCAACTTCAGCTTGGATTAGATTAGCTAACGAGTCTCTACAGTCTGCATTTGACCACAAAAGGATATTCTTTGCAGGGGCCGCTATGAATGATGATTACAATAATCAAAGGAAATCTAGAGTCCCTATTGAGCAATTAAAGTTCATTAGAAATGACCCCAACGAAAAAGGTGGAAAAGGTGCGAGAATGATTGATTTCGTAGAGCATCAAAAAGATATGATGGATTTAATTAAGGTCCAATGTGCTTTGATACAAATTACGACTTCTGTTCAAGGCACACAAAGTTTTGATTTACCTCCTAACTTAAGAAAGCAAAGCGGGGCTGATAAAGCTAGAAAAGACTCTTATTCTGCTTTGGTATTGGGCAACTGGATGATGAATATTTTTTATGATCTGGAGTCGGAAGACATCTCAAATGTTCAAACAACTTTCACTCCAATGTTTATTTCTTAACTTTTAAAAGTTGAAAGTTAACTTTGTCGTGTAAAATAAATTATATTTATGGCCAAAAGAAAATACACCAAGCGCTCCGATTATTGGGATAAATTTACTCACCCATCACAAACCACAGGGGAAGATCCATCTCCAGAACTCTTAGGAGAACCTTTTTATACTTCTGATGCATCTTATAGTTCTATATCTGAAGCTAGAAGGCAGGGGGCTTCCACAAGTAATTTTAGCGGCTCTAGGACAAATAGGTCTGCTTATGTGACTCAAAAAGAAAGATTTTCAAGTATTCGTAGGGGACTGCTACCTTATGAGTATGGTTCTGATGGGATTACTTGCAGAGATGCTATTGAGCTGTGTCAAAAAGCTTACTGTAATGTAGCTGTATTTAGAAACGCGATTGATATCATGTCGGAGTTCACAAACACTGACATCTATCTAGAAGGTGGTAGTAAAAAGAGTAGGGAGTTTTTCTACGAGTGGTTTAAAAAAGTTAATATAATCGGACTCAAGGATCAGTATTTTAGAGAATATTATAGAAGTGGTAATATCTTTTTATATCGAATTGACGGTAAATTCAAAGCAGATGATTATGCTAGATTAATTAATCAAGTAGGCAGCATTGGGGCTACTGCAAATAAAATACCTTTAAAATATATTCTTTTGAATCCTTATGATGTTATTGCTAGGAGGTCAACTACATTTACTACTGGAGGTGTATATCAAAAAGTATTATCAGAATATGAGATAGCTCGACTCGGAAACCCTCAAACAGAAGAGGATTTAGCTATATTCGAAGCATTAGATCCAGAAATTAAAGAATCAATTCAAAAAGGTTCTTATAGCAATAAGGGCATAAAAATAAATCTAGACCCTAAAAGGTTATCTTATTCTTTTTACAAAAAACAAGATTATGAACCATTCGCAGTCCCTTTTGGCTTTCCTGTGTTAGAGGATATAAATGCCAAGATGGAGTTGAAGAAAATGGATCAAGCTATCACTAGGACTGTAGAGAATGTTATTCTACTTATCACTATGGGCGCTGATCCCGAAAAAGGTGGAGTCAACCCAAACAATATGGCTGCTATGCAAAACTTGTTTAAAAACGAAAGTGTGGGGCGCGTATTGGTTTCTGACTATACGACTAAAGCAGAATTTATTATTCCTGAACTAAATTTAGTTCTTGGGCCACAAAAATATCAGATACTTAATGAGGATATTAAACAAGGCTTGCAAAATATAGTAGTTGGAGAAGAAAAGTTTAACTCTACTCAAGTAAAGGCTCAAATATTTATAGATAGGTTGCAAGAGTCTAGGTATGGATTTCTGAATGATTTCTTGAATAAAGAAATTAAAAGAATAGCTAAAGACTTAGGTTTCCGTTCTTGGCCAGAAGCTAAGATGAAAGATATTGATATGAGAGATGAGGTGCAATTAATGAGAGCGTCTACAAGACTCATGGAACTTGGAATTATTACTCCAGAACAAGGAATGGAAATGTTCCATAATGGTAAATTCCCAGAGCCAGATCAATTAGATTCGGCGCAACAAGACTTCTTAGAAGATAGGGAAAAAGGTTATTATAATCCTATTGTAGGTGGAGTTCCAGTATATTCTCCAGATGATAAGGCTAGCGGCCCTAGAAAACAAGCGGGTAGGCCAGAAGGAACGACAGATATTCCGTTAGCTAATGCTACATATTCTAGATCAAACATACAACAAACTATTTATGACATAGATAATCTTATCCATGATGCTAAAGAAAAAATGATAGCTCATCTAGGCGTTTCTAAACTTAATGAACAGCAAGAAGAAATGGTGTCTAATTTATGCGAATCTATCGTTTGTTCCCATAATAAAGAATATTGGGTCGAAACACTAGAATCATGTGTAAAAGATTTTAACGAAATAGAAAATTTAACTCCTCTGAAAGAGGTTTTAGATATTTCTGCACAACATACCTTAAAAGAATACCCAGCAGCAATTTTATATCATAGCGATGAAAAAAATATTTAAATACACAGAAAATGAAATTGAAGTAGACATTTCTGAAGCCATGAAAAGTGGTAAAGAAGAAAAAAAATCTTATGGCTCTCCAGAAGTGTCCAAACATTACTTTAAAAGTAAAGAAGAGGCAATGGAAGATGGTGAAAAAATGGGATTAAAAGGTGTCCACTCTCATAAGGGAGAAGATGGTAAAGTGATGTATATGGCTGGACCAGATCACGCTACTTTTATGAAAAAACATAAAGAAATCATGGATAAAAAGGCTAAAGCCGCCATGCATAAAAAGGATGAGAAAACGAAGGCTGGTATGCATGATAAGAAGAAAATGGATGCTGCTCATCACGGGAAAGATAAGGATAAAATGAAAGCTGCTTATCACAAAGATAAAGATACTAAAGCCGCTTATCATAAAGGAGATAAGAAAATGAAAGCAGAAATGACTCCTAACCAAAAAGGCGCTCTTGATAAAAATAAAGACGGCAAAATTTCAAAAGAAGATTTTGAGTTACTCCGAAAGGAAAAGAAGGAATCTAAAAGCATGATGCATAAAGATAAGGATAAGGATAAAGACAAGGCTAAGAAAATTAAGCCTAAGATGACTTACGCCCAATTGCTTTCAGATATCGCTGCCAAAAAATATAGCGATGGAGTATAAATATACCACTACATTTCAAGCACCTTTAGTTTCTTGCGAAATTAGCGAGGCTTCTTTGATTTCTAAAGCTTCTTTAGAAAATCTAGAACCATTAGTGCCTGATAATATCAATTACGACGAAAACGTCGATTTGATGGGTGTTGCATTTAATGCTGCTGTAATTAATCAATTTAATAAAAATGGAGATGGGATGGATACATCTACAGCCATTAAATATACTGATAAGTTCATCCATAAGCCCACAAACATAGAGCATGACAAACAAAAGATTGTTGGTCATGTTGTTTCTGCTGGTTATAGTAAGTTTGGGTCTAGTGAGTTAATGGGAGAGGAAGAGGTTAAGAGTCTTAAAGAGCCTTTTAATATTTCTTTGGGGGCTGTTTTATATAAAACAGTGAATCCAAATTTTACTAATTTAGTAAAAAATTCTTTAGACTCTGAAAGCGATAAATATCAAAAAGTTTCTGCTAGCTGGGAAGTTGGATTTAATAGTTATGTTTTAGCTGTTGGAAGTGACAAATTAAGCGAAGCTAGAATTATATCTGATCCTGATGAAATAGCTAAATTACAAGGCAACTTAAGGAGTTACGGAGGTAACGGCAAGACGGATAAGGGGGAGAAAATAAACAGACTGATTATGGGTGATATATACCCACTAGGTATTGCTTATACTTTGAATCCAGCGGCAGATGTGAAAGGCTTATATTCAAAGCCTACTGAAAAAACCCAAATATTTATAAATGATAAAAGGGATAAAATTTCACAAAATAACAATTTAAATGTAAACACACAAAAGAACATTATCGATATGGAACTTGAAAATACTCTAAATGAACTGAAGGATCTTCTTAATGAGAAGAAATTCTCTAAGGAAGCGGTTGCTTCCATGACTGATACCTTTGCAGATGCAATCCGTCAGCGGGATGAACAATACCGCAAGGATCTTGAAGCAGAGAGATTAGAAAAAGAAGGTAAAATTAAAGAATACGAAGACCTTAAAGCTTCTGTTGAAGCTCTTGAGGAAAAACTTGGTGCTGCTAATGAGCGCATTTCTGGTTTTGAAAACGAGAAAAAAGCTCAAGAGGCAATCGCTTCGTTTAACACTCGTATGGATGAGATTGACAACAAATTTGATCTTGATGATCAAGACCGTGAATTTCTCGCTTCTGAACTCAAAACTTTAGAAGACGATGCTTCTTATGAGGCTTTCGCTTCTAAGCTTGATGTTCTTTGGAAGCATAAGAACAAAGAAGTTCAAGAAGAGTTTAACTCTCAAATTCAAGCTCGTATCGACGAAGAAGTAGCTAAAAAGCTTTCTAACGCTTCTACTGAAGAGGTAGAAATTGAAGAAGCTCTTGACGCTGCTGAAACTGTAGATGCAGAAATCTCTAATGCAAATGAGGCTACTGCATCTGAAGAACCCTCTTTGCGTGATAAGTTCAAATCAGCTTTTTCTCGCGAAAACATTGAAATTTCTTAATTTAACAAACTAAAATTATGGCATTACGAATTCTACCATTCAGACAATACTCTGATCACGATGTCGTGAACATGTACTCTATCATTGATAGTGATGTTCTCGATAGCACCACTGGATCTGGCGCTGGCGATGCTGGCGTATTTGTGAAGGTGTCAGACGGTAACTTCGATAACGATCCTGTAACTTACCAAACGAACAGCTATTTGGGTAATACCAATTATCCGTTCCTTGGAACTACAGAGATGTATCCTGAAGTTAATCTTAAAGTTACAGGCGCTAAAGACGAAGATCACGCTATCGGCATGACTCTTTATCAGACCGCTAAAAACGATGAGAACGGCGAAAAGCTGCTCTACAACCCACAAAAGCAAGAGGAACTCCAAGCAATGCTCCCAGGGCAAGCTGTTCCTATCGCAACTAAAGGTATTTTCACTTTAGCTTCTTCAGCTTTTGATGGACCTCTCTCTAGCTATGCCCCAGGAAATAGGATTAAGCTTTCTTCTAATGCTGGTAAAATCACTGGTTTTGCTACTGTTACTGCTGCGACTATTACCACTGGTGATCTAGTGGATGAGGATAAGGTCTTTGGACATGTTCTTGGAACAGGAACCCGTGCGAACGTTGGTCCTACCACTGATCAGTTCTCTGGTGATTACATCGTTATCTCGTTTGACTGCAACTAATATTTAGAAAGGACTTTATAACATGAAAATTACTTTAAAAAGAACTCCAGAACAAGTCGAGCTTGTAAAAGCTATGGCTTCTCGTAACCGCAGTGTGGCATACGAGGCTCAAGTAGCACTTGCTGAATTCATCGGACCAGTTTTGGCCGAAGTCCTCAACAATGCTCCTACTGTAAGCAACCTTTTCAATTCGCTTCAATTTGATGCGGATGACAACCCAAGCATCCCGCTTGATCTTTACTACGACATCGCTGACGAAGATTACGTCAAGGTGTGGAGTCAGAGTCATGCAGGTGGTCTTCCAAGTAACCAAGTGCTTCCTACAGCTTCCGAGCTTAAGTTGGCTACTTACACTCTTGATGCCGCCGTTGACTTTGATCGCCGCTACGCAGCAAAGAGTCGTATGGATGTTGTTGGTAAAACATTTACTCGCGTTGCACAAGAGATCCTTCTTAAGCAAGAGCGCACTTCTGCTACTCTTCTTATGACCTCTCTTGCTGGCGCTCAAATTAAAACCTCGCCTTTATTCGAGAATAAGCAGATCTTCAGAACTGCTCTTGCAGACCAAGTTCTTATTGATGATTTCAATAAGCTCATGACTCTTGGAAAGCGTATCAACACTTCTTGGGTCGGTGGAACTCCCACTACCCGTACTCGCGGTATCACTGATATCGTTTGTTCTCCAGAAGTTGTTGGAAGTATCCGCGCAATGGCTTACAACCCTGTGAACACTCGCGGTGGTGACGGAGCTGGTGCTGCTGCTACAGATGGCTCTCAAAACCCTATTGCTGCTCCTGAAGGACTTCGTAACGAGCTTTATCAGAATGCAGGTCTTGATAGCTTCATGGGTGTTAACATCTTAGAATTCAACGAGTTTGGTAAAGGCCAGAAGTTCAACACTATCTTCGACACTGCTGCTGGAACTGCTAGCTATAAGACCTTCGCGGGTGCTAGAGCTAACCAGTTTGCTGGAGCATCTGACGAAATCATTGTTGGTGTTGATCGTACTCGCGATTCACTCATGCGCGTTATTGCTACTGATCCAGATAGCAACAGCGAGATGAACTTGATTGCAGATGACCAGTATAGCGTTCGTCAGAACAAGATTGGTTACTACGGTCAGATCGAAGAGGGTCGTGTTGTTCTTGACAACCGTGTCCTTCTTGGACTCATCAAAGGTCAGTAAAAACCTTCTAAATATAAAAGAAGCCGTCCCTTCGGGGGCGGCTTTTTTTTTGTAATTTATTAATCAAGTGTATATAATATTATATGGCCAAAAAGAAAACAGTTAAAAAAAAGGAAGTCCCATTTAAGGAAGTAACCACGGGGCAAGAACAACCAGCAAAAAAAGGGCTTTTGGAGGAGTTAGAAGATCTTAGGAATGCTGGAGAAACTAGTACCGCTCGTTACAAAGAAATTATGCAGGAGATAGAGGTCATTTATGGGACTGGAGAAACAAACTCTTTTGGCACAAATGATATAGACATTCTTAAAGATAAACTAAATGCAATGAGTAAGGCAGACCTACAAGCTTTTGCTAGAAAAGTTGGTATCAATCCTTATTACAATAAAGGAGCAGTAAAAGATAACATTATTAAAGAATTTAATAGATATCAGAGCAGAGGCAATATGGCTTCTGCGCCATTGCCAACTCCAGCAATTGAATTAGATCCAAACAACCCGCAACATAAACAAGTTCTTGATTGGTTAGAGGGTTAAAATACTAAAAGATAGTGTAATACACTATATGCCGAACGTATTAGAAGATCTCGCTTCAGGAATTGTTGTCACAGAGTTTGATGGCGACACAGGAATTGCTACTGTATCTAATGTCAGTGGCTGGCTGTTTGAAAATCTAGGACAAGTAAACACTTATCTGTATACAGACTTTAGTGGAGCTGAAGCTTCAGGTACTTATGGATTAATGGATATTGAGGCTCAAGGTGTGTTAAAAGAACTATACCTTTCTAATTACTACAATAAGCAAGCGAGAAACGCCCTTAGAGGCATTACAACGTCCACTGCTAGTGGAGACAATGTATTGTCGCTACGAGACGGAGAAAGCGCTGTTACGTTCGTTAATCGCAATGAGGTGTCAAAAGTATACAGAGGGCTAGCCAACGATTGCATGGATAGAGTCACACAGTTATCCGCGCAGTATAATATATACCAAGCTCAACCCAGACAACTGGGTGGTATTGATGCCAGTGGAGTTGGCGTGACTTATATTTAGAGAGAGGCTTTGAGAGCCTTCTTGGCTTCTAAGTATTCACTACGAAGAGCATCACTTTTTTCAGGATTAGCCTTACGCGCACTTACAAAGTCTTTTTTTAACTGACCTAAAGTTTTAGCTTGAGGTTTTTTAATCTCTTTGGGAGCTTCTTTTTTAGGAGTAGCTTTTTTAGGAGCAGCTTTAGGCTTGGTAGTTGTTTTCTTTTTTAAATCACTCATTTTAAGTATTTGGCTTTTGCTTTACCTCTAATTTCGCTTTCGTCTTTATAAGAAATGCCATATTTTTCAGCAAATTTCTTTTTATCAGAAGAGTTTAATTTGCCGACATAACGAGAAAGTTCAGATACATGTTTGAAATCTTTCTTAATGTCAGATAAAATTGATTTCTTTGCGGAAATTTTCTCCTCCCCGTTAGACGGGGAAGAGTAGTTTTCCTTTTTAGATGAAAAATCTTTTTTGCTCATATTAAGATGGAGCGTTTAAGACAGTTGTAGAAGCTCCACTCATGAATACTCCATGAGTAGTATCGTTAGGGCCACCAACAGAAGTGCTGAAAGTCAGATCAACTGATTTATTAGAGCCAATACTAGAAGAAATAGACTGTGAGTCCATTGAACAACCTTTAAGAGTATATTTAATAGTAGGCGCTCCACCGTCATCTAAAATTGACACGGTGATTTCTTTTTCAACCTCATCGTCTACAATAGCGGCTAAGTTGGCAGCTTCGACTTCATTAAGAATAGCAGAAACATTAAGAGTCGCTGTGACTGGGAAATCAACACTTTGTGCATAAGCAGAGCGACTTCCAAGACGCTCAAGTTTACTTCTGCTCAAAGGAATGCTAAGACTAGCACTTTGAATGTGACCTCCATCTTTGTCAGTGCCGATGTTAGCAAGAGGGAAAGGAGCGCTATCAAAATTACTCAAGTCAACCGTAATATTTCCTGGGCGCAATGCGGCGATACTTCCTTGACCAGTTCTTGTAGCAGGTAATGTAATAGGCTGACTAATTTCAGTTCCATTTACTGGGTCAATAGCTGGGCTTGCAATAGAATCAGCCGCTGTATCTGAATTAATGTTAAGAGCGTCAAAAGCCACCGAAACTGTAGGAATTGCTCCTACAGCCATTTCTACTGAATAATCGCTTAAGTAAGCATTTCCAATTCCAATTGTGCTATCTGAAGAAGCAGCAGTTTGTGAAGGAATACTTGCATCTTCTCCCTCTGGAACTGTAAGAACAATAATGTTTCTACCCGAACCGTCAGCTAAATGACCTGAACAAAAACCTTGAGTATTAGTCCCTGTTTGCACGAAAAAGCCTAAAGCTCGCTCTGTAAAGCCATCAGTGAGATAATAGCTGACATCTGCGTTCACGGTAGGAGCATCTAGCTGAATACTATCGAGCTTCCCTAGTTGTCCATACTGGTTGATATCCTGACGATTAATAGTGAAGCTATAGTTGGCGCTTTGCACCCTTTCTAGCTGATTGTATCCATTATGCACACCAGCGTCTTGGTTGATGAATACTGCTTCCGATTGATAAATTACTCTGTTTCTAGCCATAATTAAAGATTCTTTCTTTTGTTTACAGTTTTATTATTAAAATATGAAATTATTGGAATCGAAATCTATGTTGTTGTAAGTCAAAATCGACAAATCCGATGTAAAGTTCATTAGCTAGCTCTCTTCTAGTCCTGTCGCTTAGTTTGGATGTCCTTACTTTATCAACATAAAAATTAATTTGTCCTGTGTGATTATTAGTTGTCCCTGTGTAGCTATAAGTGTTTCCTTTTAAATCTCCCAGTTCTGTTATAGGATAATCTGACATAGGAATTGGAGTGATTGTTTCATCTATAGAGTCCATAAAAATAGATAAAACCCCATCTAATTGATAAGTATCTTCAGCTATGATTACAGCTTTAGCTTGGACTTTTGTTTCTTGCATACCCCCAAATGCGAAAGGTTCATTCTCTGATTGAGCAGTAGATAAAAATATAGCTGGCACAACATCATCATATGGGTCTATGTAAGTAAGTGGGCCTGAAGGAAGCCTAGAATTTATGGAATATTTGTTTTCCACTATCAGGTCGTCCTCTGTGTCATTTGTTAAATAAACATTAAAATCTTTTACTGCAAATTCGCCAGTTATGCTAGAACCTGTAACAGAATTATTTATTAAAGCTCTTCCGTTATCAAAATCTAAGACAACTCCATCACTTCTTCCAGAAAATGATCCATCAATAAAAACTCCAGAAGGAACAGTAGCGCCTGTTATGGATGAGTCTGTAACCCATTGTTTATAGGGGCTTCCATAAGCTTTATAGTTAGAATCCAACCTAGAATCGTCGTAATAAAAAAATTGACCAGTGGTATTGGTGTAAGCTTCTCCATGCTTAAGGAGAAAATTGTCAAACCACAAAAAGAAAGATGTGGTTAGTTTATGTTGGAATTGTTCGATCATTTTAACTCTTCAAATCTTTTTTTATACTTATTTATAAAACTAGAGATATACGGTCTATTCTGGAACCTGCCTCCCCTCACTTTGTTTACACGCGATTGGACCGCTGCTCCCGATCTACCTCCTTCTTTCCTTAATAAAAAGCCTAATCCTGATAGACCTCTTTCTATTCCTTGCGCCCAACTTCTTCCTGTAGCCCAAGGTAAAGGGGTTATGGCAAAAATTTCTTCTGCTGTAGGAAAGAATACGTTAAAACTAACACCTATTTGATTTGTTTTTTTTAGCTCTTTATTATAAGTAAAGTTTACATTTTCTAAAGAATTTAGTATTGGTAATATTGGCTGATCTCCTTGGTCAAAACCTATAAAAGCAAACAAGTTACTGATTCCCCCCAATGTCCCGCTTATGTTTGTGGATGTAGGACCAGCCATAATTTCCATAGTAACAGGATCACTCAAAAATTCTTTTATCATTTCCTGTTTTATTTTTTTAAATTTATCTCTAATTATTTTTTCAGCATCTTTTCTAAGCTTTTTCGGAGCCTGTCTTTGTATTGCTTGCCGCACATCTAATGGTATTTTAGACATATTAATCAGTAGGGCTAAGTGTAAAAGTATAAAATTGATTTGATGTAAAACCCCTTGGCTGTCCATCGCTTTCAATTATGAATTTTTGACCATCGAATTCTACCCTTCGGGCTTCACTTAAATAATTGTAAGCATCTTCTTTGACTGTAATTTCTACAGTTCCAGCAGGAACAACCACTTTGTTTTGAGAGCCAGCTTGTTGGGATGGGCCGTCATCAGTCAAGTAAGAGCTGTCCATATCTTTGTAATATATTCTAGCAGTAAAACTTTGAGAAACTTCTGTGTATTCTACGGAGCTGTTCGAACCAGTATTAGTTCTTCTATACAATGAGTTCCATGAAGAGTTAGAAGCTATTAAGGTTTTTTTAGCATTTTTATAAACAGTAATAGTCCTTGCAAAAGTGTTGTGCAAGGTATCTGCTAAATTTCTAACTTTTGATATTTGATCGTCTGATAAAAAACCTGCCATGTTGATTTTTACACTTTTATTGCTATAATAAGATAGGATTAAGGCATGGACGCTAAAAAAAGTTTAAATAAAAGGGCTGAATATGAAATTTCCAGCCTTTTTAAAGAAATGCTTTCTTTATTAGAGGATATGAAGGCTGATCATGATTTTCATTATGAAAAACTTTACGAGAATATCCCGAAAGAGCATCATGATGTTATAAATACAGCTAATCATTTTACTTCTAAAAAAGTCAATTGGATTAGGAAAAGAATTCTAGATCAAGGCAACGAATCTATTAGAAATTTGTATTCTGAATTAGATAATTATACAGTAAGTTTTATATTTAAATAAGGAAAAAGGTTATGGCATTTAAAGAATTATATTCATTCTCTGTAGATGAAGAGAAAGAAGTTGAAAAGAAAAGCACTCGCAAGAATAAGAAAACTGGCGAAGAGACGACTATTACTAAAAAAGTAAAAGAGAAGTCTCCTGTCCAGATTAAATTAAAAAGACCTTCTAGAAGAGAGTTGGAGGAAGCGGAACTAGAATATTCCGTAGAAATGAGCCGTTGTGTTAAGAGGGGAATTCTCACAAAAGCTATGCTTTACAAGAAGTATAGCGACACTGGAGGCGTTTGGAGTGAAGACGATGCAGAAGATTACGGAAAACTTTATAAAAAAATCTTTGATATCCAAAATGAATATGTCCGATTGGAAAGTGTAGACAAAAAGACTGATAAACAAAAAGAAAAACTCGAATCTTTAAAAGAAGATCTTGCTAAAACTAAAAGAAAAATAGTAGACGCTGAAAGTTCGATGCAGTCACTTTTTGATCATACTGCTGATACAAAAGCTCAAAATAGACTACTTCTATGGTATACTATTATGTTGACTCATATTCAAAGAGAGGATGATGAAGAGCCTGTCCCTTATTTCAAAGGGGAAGAATTCGATGAAAAAATGGAGGACTATTATTTTAAAGAAGACGAAGCTTCAGATTTTTATGGAGCCGTTATCAAGAAAGTAACAACTATCTTAGCCTTTTGGTTTTTCAACCAAGCTTCCACCCCTAAAGAATTCAACAAACTAATAGAAGATCTTGAAAAAGGTGAACTTTGAAAGAAGAGTTTTACATCTCTCTTGTAGGTGAAGCTTTTGATGGTTATACCAAAGCCTCATTTGAAGAGAAGCCTGTATACATAAAGCATGTAAGTATAAGAGATCAAAGATATCTTCATAACTATTATGAAAAATACAGAGAAATTGCTATTTCTAAAGGATTGCCGTCAGAGGAATATCAATTAGAGTATGTCAGAAATGAAGGTATTTGGGAAGATTCTGATGAATTAGCTATAGAAAACTTAAAATTTGAGATTAAAAACCTCAAACAAACAGCTAGAGCTGTATTCCTACAATCTCAAAAGGAAGACTTTTTAAACCAAGTAGAAGAAAAGTCTAACGAGCTAATCGCCCTACAAGAGAAAAGAAAAGAAATTGTGGGGCAAACAGCAGAGACTTATGCTGAAATCAGAAGCGGTGATGAAATATTAAGATTTTTATTGTTTAAAAATAAAGAATTAACAGATCATTTATATTCTGAAGAAGAGTTTGGTGAATTGGAGTCTTGGCAAATTTTGAAATTGAGCGAAATCTACAAAGATGTCCAAAAAAGATTAACTGACTCTACGATACAAAAAGCGGTTTTAAGACCATTTTTTAGCATGTATCTTTCTCTTTGTGAAGATGTTAATGGTTTTTATGGCAAGCCAATAACCGAGCTAACTATATATCAATTAAGAGTAGTTCTTTTTGGAAGAATGTTTCATAATATATTCCAGTATACCCAAGACATTCCAGACTACATTAAAGATGATCCTGAAAAACTAATAGCTTATTCAGAGTCTCAAAGGAATGATGGTAAAAATTCTGGTGGAATAAGAGACGATGCGGATGCCTCTGCTGTTTTTGGAGCGACAAAAGAAGATATGAAGAATCTAAAAGCTAAAAAGGGTAATGTCTTATTATCTGAAGAGGCGAAAAAGGCTGGTGGCAAGTTAGATATGAAACAAATGATGCGATTAGCTGGGCATGATGTGTAAATATTTGTGTAATTAAAGTAAAGGTTTACGGATATGCCATTACAATTACCAGCAGAATTTATAGGATTAGAGAAAAGCGCTGAAATCGCCGCTAAAAAAGCTGGCAGAAAATTACAGATAAATTTAGGCGCAAATGCGAAAAGTGTCGAGGGACTTTCGCAACCTCTTGGTAGAATTACTGGTAAAGCAGATGAGTTCACTAAATCTATGGAGGCAGCTAACGCCCGTGTGTTAGCATTTGGAGCTTCAGTGGGTGTGCTTTCGGCAGTTCAAAGAGGTTTTGCTGATTTAGTTAGAACAACTATTGAAGTAGAAAAATCTCTTGCTAGTATTAATTCAATTCTTGGAGGCACTAACAAAGAGTTAAATAATTTTAAGGGAACTATTTTCGATGTAGCTAGAAATACAGAGCAATCATTTGAAACCGTGGCGAACGCTGCTTTAGAATTAAGCAGACAAGGTTTAAAAGCAGAAGAAGTTACAAAAAGATTAAATGACTCTTTGGTTTTAAGTCGTTTATCTGGATTGGGCGCTGCTGAAGCCGTTGCTGGTTTGACATCAGCTATCAACTCTTTCAATTCTACTGGGATTACTAGTGCAGAAGTTCTTAACAAATTATCTGCTGCCGCTGTTTCGGCTGCTGTTTCAGAGAGAGATCTGATTGAAGGTATTAAGCGATCTGGTTCTGTTGCTATTCAGGCTGGTGTATCTTTTGATGAGTTGGTCGGTGTTATTACAGCCGTGCAAGAAAGAACCGCCCGAGGAGGAGCTGTTATCGGTAACTCCTTTAAAACAATTTTTACTCGTATTCAAAGTCTCGACAAGCTTGAGACAATGCAAAATCTTGGCGTTGAAGTTACTGATGCATCAGGACAAATTTTAAGTGCGACAAAATTAATTCAAAATTTAGGGAAAACTTTAGAGACTTTACCTGACGCTAAAAGGTTGCAGATTGCAGAGAATCTAGTAGGTAAATTCCAGATCGCTCCTTTCTTAGCTATTCTCGAAGATTATAATAAAGAAACTTCTACAGCTATTAAGGTAACAGAAATTGCTGGTAAAGCTACCAATGAAGCTTACAGTCGTAATATAGCTTTAAATCAAACTTTATCTGCTGTCCTTAATAAGACTACTATTAATTTAAAAGAGTTAGCTAATACTCTTGGAGAAATAGGTGTTACAGATAATTTAAAAGGTATCTTAGACTTTTTTAGTAATATTTTTGCTAAAGTAAATGAGCTGCTTGGAGATGGAGAGGATACAGGATCTAATTTTGCTAAAGGCATAGTAAAAGGTATAGGGGCTGTAATTTCTGGACCTGGGTTAGCTATCTTTGGAGCTATCATTCTAAAGCTTACTGCCGATTTAACTAAGTTTGGTGTTGGTTCTTTAAAAACTTTCTTTGGTCTTAATAGATCAGCGAAAGAACAAGCTACTCTACAAGGGCAAATAGCATCGACTCTTATAACTAATCAAGGCATACAAGATGAGATATTAAGAATAGAGAGATCGCAAATAAGTGCTGAACAAAAAAAGGCACAACAGACAAAATTTTTTACGACTGCTCTTAATGAGCAACTCGGTATCATGCAAACAATGCAAGGTATAGCGGCTAAAGTAGCACCTGGAGTCATGGCTGGGACAAGAGGTGGTGGTAGAGGTAGAGGTGCTTTTGGCAGAGGAGCTGGAGGTTATATCCCTAACTTTAATGCAATTTTAGGTTATGGTTCTGAACAGTCAGATATAAATCGTGGAGTGGGAGGAGCGCCTAAATCAGCAAGACCAGTTACCATACCAAACTTTAATTTTGGTAGAGGTCAAAAAGGAACGATGGTGGCTAACACTAGTGAATTTATTGTTCCTAATTTTGCTGGAACTGGAGGTTCTGCTATATTTAACCAAGATATGGTTGCTTCAATGGGTCTTCCTGCTGGAGCCAGAAAGATAGGAGCCGCTGGAGGATACATACCTAACTTTGCTCAAGTAGTAAAAACTGATATTGCTGGTATGATTGTACCACAAAGGCGACCTTCGGCAAAAAGAGGTAAAGGAACTTTTGGAAAAGGAAAGAATGCTATTACTTACAGTTTCCCAATTTTTGGTATTGATGGGGCAGCAGAAAAAGTCCGAGAAGAGCCAGAGATAAAAAGAGTAGTCGAAAAATTTGCTATAGGGTTATCGAACAGGGAAGCAATGTCGATGAGTGGAGGTAAGCCGAAATTCGAAAAACAAAATGAGCTTTCCAACGCAGGAGCGATAGGCGGTTTAGCTGGAGCTATTTTTGATACAGCTTTAAGTGCTTTAATAAAAAGTAAAGATTTTGATTTTAAGCAAACAGCTACATTTGATTATGTGGGTCAAGCTGCAATTAATAGTATCGGAGATATATCTCCAGCTTTGAAAGGTAGTGCTGTTAAATTTTTAGATGCTAAAATAGGAGATAACTCTGGCACTAGAAATAGCATGGCTAGTAAAATAAATCGTTATTTCGGCGCTTCTGCTAGTGGAAGATCAATTAGTCAAAAAGGGGTAATCGAGCTAACAAAAGCTAGTGGCCAAGGAAAACAAGATGTTTTGAATAAACTGGGTATGAAAGCTTCTACAAGAGGAGCTTCTGGTTACATTCCAAATTTTGCTTCACCTCTTGAAGATGCGATAGGAAGAGAAAAAGCAGCAGGTCTTCCAATTAATCAAATAAGAATTAATCAGGATCCAACATTAAGAAATGCTGGAAACCCGATGGGTCTTGCTGTCACTAATACAAGAGACGAACCTACTGGAGCCATACCAAACTTCGCTAAAGGATTAACGTTAGATGATATCGGCACTAAATCTAAACCTGTGGCTGCATCTTTAGACTCTTTAAATAAAGCTATAAATGCGGCTAACAAAGAAATTAAAAAAGGCACTATCACAAGAGCTGAAGCGGAAAAATCTTTAAAAGCTATGAGTAAAGCCATAAAAACTAACGGCGCTACTCAAAAGAAGGTGGCTTCAGCCGCTACAGATAGATTGAGAGCAGACAAAGAGGTGGCTCAAGGTAATAGGGATCTTTTAGGAGGGATATTTGCAGTTCAAGCGGGAATGACTCTGCTTGGAGGAGCTACTGCTGATGCTACCGATGGTTTTGCAAGATACACTAATATTGTTTCAGAGGGAATTGCTGCGGGATCGACGGCATCCTTTGCTCTGGAAGGATTAGGTGGTGCTTTAGAGGGAGCGGGTGGAAAGGTTGGCAAGCTTGGAGGCTTACTAAAAGGATTATCTGTTAAGGTTGGTTTACTTACGGCTGCATACAAAATAGGTACTGATATTTTTGATCAAGTAACAGGTGTTACAAATGGTGCGGCTGATGCTATGTCTCAAGTTTCCGAGTCTGCTCAAAAAGCCGCCATTAGACTCGATATGCTAAGTCCTACTGGACAAAAAAGAGTTAAAGATGACATGAAGCGCATGGCTGATGGTAGCTTCTTCGGACAAGCTTCTGCTTTTGCAATGAGAGAAGATGAACTGGATGACATAGGTTTCTTTAAATCGTTTATGCTTTCATCAAAAGGTGCAGCATTTGGAGCTAGAGAAGCAAATTTTGAAGGAGCAGACCTGTTTGGAAAAGGTCAATTAAGGGAATCGTTAGAGGCTGGAATGCAAACCGTGGTTGCTGCGGGGGGAGATCAGAACCAAATGCTGGAAGCTATAGATAAGATAAGAAAGGACGGATTCATTTCAAAAGATGAAGTCGCTGAAACTTTAACATTTTTTGATCAACTTATAGTTAAGGCTAATAAGTTTACCAAAGCCATACAGGATGCAGAAGGTTTAGGAATAACTGAAGAAGATAAAGAATTTTTAACTGGATTTGATGAAGATCAGCTTTCGGCTTTCTTGAAGGGTGGAAAAGCCCGAAGCGGTGTCATAAAAAAAATGACCCAAGGAATGAGTGAGAAGGACATAAAAGAAGTGGGTCTTGATTCTCAATCCCTAAGTGCGGCAGAGACTAAGTTAAGAGAAAAACTTTTTAAGGATGACGGAAGAAATAAAGCCGTTCAAGATAAAGATCTTCATGATTTAAGAATGGCTCTGATTAAGAAGGAAGCTGAAGCTAAGAAAAAAGCAGACGACGAAAGCAAAAGGTCAAAAGAAATACAAGCCAGAATTGCAAGCAACTTAGCCAAACAACAAATACAGCTCGCGGTTGATTTAGCTAAAGCAGATAGAACTGTTTTGGATCAAATGGATGAGAGAGTATTGAAAGCAGAGTTATCAAAAAATCTTACCGAAGATGAAATGATCGCTCTAAAGACAGAGCAGTCCATATTAAGTGCTAATGTCGATTTAAGAAATAAAACTTTAGATGCTGTAGCTGCGATGGCTAAAGCTAGTGAAGAGATAACATTCAAAGAAGGTGAATCTCTAGAACTTCAAAAATTAATAGAAGAGGCTTCTAAGAAAACTAGTTTTACTGATGAAGAAAGAAAAAATTTAATTGAACAAACTAATAAGTTATTAGAAGAAAGTGATGACAGAATTAAAGAAAAATTACAGGGAGAATTAAATTCTTTAAAAGTACAAGAAAACACAACTGAACAATTAGTAAAACAGCTAGAAAAGTTAGGTCTTATAAGAGTAGCCGTATCTCAAGTAAACCAAGAGATGGCAGCGGCGAACACATTATCTCTTGGGAATATTAGAACTAGAGCTTTCAATACAACCGAAGATTTAGAGGCTGGAATTCAAGAGAGAACATCAGCTAGACTGGCTAGAGAGACTGGGGCTTTTTCTACAAGACAATCGGAAGGATTAAAAGTTCAAGCTGCTGCTGATGCTGTAGCAGACGCTGTAGCGAATGCTGCTATATCTGAAACAAGAAGACAAAAAAGTGATTTAACCCAAACAGCGACTTTACTCGGAAAACTTAGTACAGATCAATTAATTTCTTTAGCTGATAGCAAAGATTTTCAAGGTCAGAATATATCGGCAGCTACTATAGCTGACGAATTTGGTAGAGATATATTAAGTTTAGCAGGTGATTTCACAAACAAAACAGAACTAAAAGCCCAATTCGCTGACGAGCTTGAGGCGATGAAAGAGCAGGAAACCGCTCTTAAAAGACAGTCAGACGCGACTATAGAAAATGCTAAAGCTAATCAAAAAGCGGCAGGTTTCTTCTTAATGACTAGGGATCAACTTTTAGATAATATGGGAACTGATATGTTAAGAGGCGCAAGACAAGGCGCTATTGAACGAGATTTAGCTATAGATCCAGCCCAGAGAGCAAAGTTAGCCATAAGAGAAAGAAATAGAATTAAGATGGGGAATGCTATTATTGAAGACGATACAGAAACAGTAAGAATTTTAAAAGAGCAGGAAGAATTTTCAGGTCAGTTAATAGATGCATCAGCTCAATTTGCCCAGAACATAGGAAGAGCAATGACAGACGCTATCGCTAAAGGAGAGAGTTTGGGTGGTTTATTGAGAAGTGCTGCTGCGGATTTCTTCAATACTCTGTCTCAAGCATTCATGCAAAAGGCTGTTAATAGTATAGTCGGTCAAGGAGCAGGTGAAGGAGGAGGATTCTTCGGTGGAATATTAAAGGCTTTAACTTTGAATTCTGGAGGACCAGTTACTGGAGGATCTGGATCTAGAGATGATGTTCCAGCTCTTTTGACTGGTGGAGAATTTGTTATGAAAAAAGGAGCTGTTCAAAAATATGGAGCAGGTTTTATGGCGGCTTTAAATCAAGGGCAAATTCCCATGATGAACAAAGGAGGATTATTTACTCCAGGAACTTATGGACAGGGAGCGATGAAGGGGAAAAACAATCTTTTAGACTTCGCAACTCAAGCATTTACAACTGGAGCTTTTGATTCTGTTTCTGGTGGGTCTGGATTCGCCTCTGTTGCGCTAGAGCCTCAAAGTGCAGCTCTTACAATGTTCGGACGTAGGAACAGTCCACAATTTGCACAAGAGCAAGCTAGTAAAAAATCAGCATTTGGATTATATGTCCAACAGATTAACAAAGAGAAGCAAATTAGGGAGCAAGAGAAGCAAGCTAATAAATCTTTATTTGGTTCTATATTATCTTTCGGTCTAGCCTTTGGTTTGAATAGTCTATTCAGCGGTGGCGGCGGTGAAGCTGCTAAAAAAGCCACAGGAGGATCTATACCTTATGCAGCGGGAGTAGATACTGTTCCTGCCATGTTGTCAGGAGGAGAGTTTGTAATGAATGCGGCTGCGACACAAAGAATTGGTAGGGGTGCATTATCCTCCATGAATTCTGGTGGAGGTTCTGGAGATGGAGGAGCTGTTATAAACAAGCTCGATGAATTAATTTCTGTTTCTGATAATCAAGGAGAAACTATAATTAACATCACTGTAAATTCAGATGGAACATCTAGTGAAAATGGAAACGCAGATGAAGAAAATACAAATCTCGCAGGAAGAATAAGAGATGTTGTAAAACAAGTCATTGATGATGAAAAAAGGCTAGGAGGATCTTTAAGACAAGCTAGAGCATAATGTATGACACAACATTAAATTACGATTGCCACTTCTTTGTAGGAAGGACAAATACCAATGCTAGTCAGCGAAGAGAGCTTTCTGGAATACAAAGCCTTGACGTAGGTTATTCAAATAGTAGCAACGTTTTAGCTCCTCTAGGTTCTAAACGTGGTTTAACAGTAGTGGGGGGAGCCACTAGCCAAACAGTTTCTTTTTCTAGAAACTTAATTTATGAAGATCCTGTTTTAGCTTTTACGGGAGAATCTGAAGTTATGGCAGGGAGTTTTAACTATAGTAATAATACGGCTTATGGTTTTAATAGTGGATATTTATCTTCTTATTCTGTTAATTGTGCTGTAGGAGCTATTCCTCAAGTTAACACATCTTTTGTTGTTTATGATGAAATGAAAAGTGGGGTTAATGCTACTGGAACAGTGCAAACTCCAATTTATATACCAAGCCAAGGATCTATAACTGCTACTTGTGATAATAGTTCTAGTAATCGTGTTATTGGTTTCGATTATTCATTATCTATTAATAAAAAACCATATTATACAATTGGATCTGAAACACCGACCAATGTAAAACATATAGACCCCATTCAGTATTCAGCATCTGTTCAAATGGAGATAGATGACACATTTTTGCAAAGTGGATTTGATTTTTTAGCTGATAGAGAAAATAAAACAGTTACTTTCACATTATCTGCTAAAAATGGAGATGGTATTCAGCAATTAACAATTCCTAATGCCTCTCTTGTTTCAGAACAATTGACATCTAGTTCTGATGGAGCGGTTCGTTTAACACTTAACTATGTAGGACACGGATAATGAGCGAAAGTTTATTTTATAATAGAGACAACAATATCTCTGGAATCACCGTTCCTTCTACTATTGGCGCGTTAGGTCTTACTCCTGTTTATGGATCACAAGTTAATTTTCAAGCTACTAATAACAGTTATAATACTGATGATTTTTATTACAATTTAGTTCCTTATTCAGTAAATAGTTTAACTGCTCAATTTAATGTAAGGTATGATGTAAATGAAACTAATGCTCAAAGATTAGCTGTATTTTTTGAAAATCAATCGGGTGTAGAAGATATTCCTTTCACTCCTGATTCTTCAAATATATATAAAACGGTAACAGGTTTTTGTAATAATTATGCTATTAATTTTATTAATAATCAACACTATGAAGTGGCATCAACTATAAGTGTAGATCATGCTCCGACTTTATTGAAGTGGTCAGGAATGGGATGTTTTGCTAATTTAAATTTTGACGCTTGGAGTGCAGCAACTACATACAAAAAATATAATGTGGTATATTCTGGTTTAAATGAAAATAAATTAGATAATTTTTATTATTGCACTGGAGATCATAGCTCTACAGAAAGTAATAGTCCTACAGGAGCATCTTCTATGTGGAGCCAAAAATTCTTTTTTGAGCCAGATATAGGAACACAAAATGACGTAACCATAAAAGCGGATGTTCTTGAGTATAAGAACTCTTTTAGACAGAGAATAAAAACAAATGACAACATCGCTACTTTTGATATTAGTTATGCTTTTACTAATATTTCTGATTCCCAAACCAAAAGCATGATCCACTTTTTAGAAAATAAAGGTGGCTACAGAAGATTTGAACATCAAATACCTTCTGTTTATAATAGACCAAAAGTTTACTATTGCCCTAGATGGACACATACTTGGAACTATGTAAATTCTAATACATTGACCGTAGACTTTGTAGAAGACCCTTTGGGTGTAATTCCAACAGGAACATAAAATGAGTAGAGGAGTATCAATAAAAAGCCCAAACGCTGCTGTATTTGTACAGAATGGACAATCTTTTTCTGAATCTGATTTAGATGTTGTTTTGTATAAACTGGTTCAGAATTTTAGTTATTCCGTCAGTTTACCTAGACAAGAATTAAAACAATTAGGTACTCAAGATTTATCTCTAAGAGAAATGACACAACAGCCTGATGTGCAGTTAAATTTTACTTATATACCAGAACCTTCCTTGGGAAACGAAACAAAAGGAAGATTCTTTCCTCCAAATGTTACACTTTCCTCAAAGCATATGTTTTCAGGTGTTTCTGAAAGAGCAACAAACTTTTATGTAGTTAACACTCCTGAAACTGGGAATACTGATGCTTTTGATTCTGTTAAATTTAACGAAGACCCTTTTGATTTAACAGGATTTGATTGTATAGCTTTCGGTAATTGTTTTCCTGTTTCTTATAGTTTGTCTTATGGGATAGGGACGTTGCCTTCTGTGTCTACTAGTTACATTTGTTCTAATGTGGTTTTCGAGAACTTGACAGGAACTTCTATGGAGTCTCCAGCTATAAATTTAACTGGAGGTAATAATGATAATGTTGGGAGGTGTTTGTTCCAAATTGATCCTCACACAACAAGAGATAGAAATCCCCCGATAATTAATCCTACAGATCCTCAAAGTAGCGTTACTTTGCAAAATTTGCAAGTAGGAGGACAACGCTTATCTGGGATACACTTTATACAATCTGTAGATATGCAAGTTTCACTGTCTAGAGTTTCATCATATGGATTAGGTAATGATTTTGCTTATAACAGAAAAGCTCAATTCCCAGCTCAAGGAACTTTTTCAGTTTCCTCTTTAGTGTCTGGATTTGATGAGGGTTTTGTAACAGGTGTTTTAAGCGATGACAGAAAGTATGACTTTGAGTTAGTATTGGCTTCAGGAGACAAAAAAATGATATATGAAATACAAGAAGCTAAACTAGACTCTTATAATTATGGAATGCCCATAAATGATAAAATGACTTTTGACGCAAGTTTTAGTTTTACAATTACAGAAGAGAAAGGATTAACAATTAGTGGAACGTCTTACTAATCAAAGTCAATTTTTACATTTTTACTTTCGTATCCTCTTTCTTTAATCCTGTTTGGATGTTCTGCGCCTTTACGTTCTTTTTTATAATTGTCGTAGAACTTTTCCTTTACTGGATCTAATCCCCCAGATTTCTCTGCTCTCTTTGCGCTCAATTCAGCAGACAGGTTCATCATATCTCCTATAGTGCCTTTTTTGTTGTATGTGGCATCCATATACTGTTGACTACTAAAAGGATCGATAGAGTTATCTATAGAAGCGTTGGGAGCAAGGAAAACCCTGCTCCACTCAACGCCATCTTCTGAATATTTGTGTTCATCATTCATCCCTTGAATTACCTCTCGGTATTCATCTCTTTCAGGATGTTTATATACATAAATAGGCATTACTTAATGTCTATTTTTTTTGCCTCCGCAATTGCCTTTTTGGGGAGAGTTATTTTTAAAAGACCGTTCTTTAATGAGGCAGATATATGGTCCTCTGCTACTAAATCATATAAAAATAATTGATATGATTTATGTCTACCTTCAGTTGTAGCATCTATTGTTAAGATATTATCTGTAACTTTAATATCTACATCTTTCTTACAAAAGCCAGCTAATTCGAATTCTGCAAGATAAACATCTCCAGATTCTTTGACTGGGTAAGTTTTATTTGTTTTGTTGATATCGTTAAGAATGTTGTTAATTAGTGTATTCATACTTAATTAATTAACATTTATCGTGCCATTTAGTTTTTCCCCAAAAACAAGGGATAAAATAGCTTCGGTAGTTTTCTTGTATGTCATGTTGTCTCCCATTTTGACACCCTCTGTGTTAACCTGTCCTACTTTAGATTCAGCTTTTTCCATAGCGGAGACAGCTTCATCTTCGGACCATGTATAAAAAACACCATTATTAAAATCATTTTTCTTAGTAAAAAACACTCCGTCTTCACAGGGTGTTGTGCCAGATGATTCAATCAAAATTGAGTTATCTTCAGTCGCCCAATCTTTATGAGATGTTTCATTTAAGACTACACTCCACTTGCCTAAACAAGTAGCATTAAAAGCTGGTATGTTCCAGCCTTCTCCTCCAGATAGACCTGTGAGGTCAATATCTATAGCATTTAAAAACTCATTTACTTCAGAATTTTTAGCTAATCTTGGTATGATATTGAGATTGTTGTAGTTCGCACCTTGTGTAATATCATTCCAGACACCTTGCATTTGCTCTTGATTTAAAAAAGGATTGTTTATACAACACGAAAGTTGATATTTATTATTATTACCATACTTTTTTAACCAAGTTTGTATAATCTTTTTAGTATGTTTCCTATTCTCATACTTACCCATAAGGCCAAAATGGATAACATCTTTTAGATACTCTTTCCCAGTGACATGAAAGTCTTCATCAAAACCAAGAGGAATGAATTTAGTATTTGCTAGACCTTTTTCTTTATAAAGATTTTCAGCGTATTTAGAAGAAAAGATAACAGTGTCTTGAAGACCTGCTATCGTAGTTTCTAGTTCTGTAGGTTCACTACATTCATAAAATGTAAACAAATGTTGATCTTTAGTCTTTCTGTTTTCAGAACCATTTAAATGCCATAGTTTAAAGGTGGGTGTAAATTTCGAAATCAATTTCCATCTATTGTTTATAGCATCTTCAATGTATTTTTTCAAATCATCACTTATATCAAAAGCAGATAAATCTGGGTCACCTATCGGAAAGATGCCCAGATTTACATCTAGCTTATGAAGCTCTCTGATAATGTTAAAACTAACATTACCAAAGCTCAAACTATTTAAGGGAGCTTCTAATATTAAGTTCATTAAAATGGAACATCGTCACCTTGAACATCACTTGAGCTACCGTCTCCGTCTCCCTCGGACTTTTTAGAACTCAAAAACTGAAGATCTTTTCCACGAACAAAGTATTTACTGAATTTTTTGCCATCCTTTTCCCAAGATGACATGCATAGTTCTCCATTCACAATAAACTCTCTACCTTTTGACAAGTATTTTTCAGCAATCTCTGCTGTCTTGTCCCAATATTCAACATCTACGAAACACTTAGTTTTTGCATTCGATGTAGAGATACCAGCTCTTAGGCTGACTACTTTTTTACCATTGTTGGTGGTTCTTACTTCTGGGTCTTTAACCAGATATGCTGCGGCTGTAATAGAATTATACATAATTTGCTTCTTTTTTTACTTTGTTAATAAATTTATTGTGGATGTTAATACACCCTTGGATGCTTAAATTAAGCTTTTTAGCTATATATCTCCAAGGGATGAGTTTATTGTTAGTCGATCCATAGCGTAAGTCAACTATTTTTTTAACTCTTTCGTCTTCTTCTGTTTCTAAGCACCTTTCAAACACATTTAAAGCCTCTTCTTTGTCGATATCTTTAATGAATGAATCACAGCTAGGTTCTATGTAAGTATTTTCATCGTCTATAAAACACTCTCTATTTTTCTTCTTCTTGTTCAAAGCATTGAGACACTTCCACTTAGTTTGGTTAGCTAAATGGGTAGAAAATTTAGTGTTCCTCGAAGGGTCGTAATTTAAAGCTGAATCATAAATTGTTATTTCTTTGTCTTCAACGATTAAATTTTTATCAAACACACATTGGGGGCTTGACATAAAATGATTAACCATTGTGTGAAATATGCCAGAGTGTCGATCAACTAAAGCTATTAGGCTTTCTTGATCAGCATTATCCTCTTGTATTTTTGATATGAGTGTCAGGTCACTTTCCACTGAACCCATTCTATCGCCTGTATTTCCTTTTTCCACAGAAATTAAAAAAATCTGATTTATTTATAATATATTTATAAAACGTATACGATACAGTATTACGTATTACTATATCTATAACGTAATAGCTAAGAATTACGTTTATCCCGTTTCACGGTTATTATACATCTATGAAGCGATTTGTCAAGAAAAAAAATTTTTTTCCAAAATGTTGTATTTGAGCTTGCCTTAGATCGCTACTAGGTGTAAAATTCTTTAACCATGATTTTTGAAGAACAAGTATCGAGGAAGCCCGACCATTACCCTTGGGCGCAGGAGTTTATTGAGGCAATGCATAACGGTTTTTGGACCGACAAAGAATTTAGTTTTAGCAGCGATATTCAAGATTTCAATGTAAATTTATCTGGAGATGAAAAAGAGATGATTATCAGGACTCTCTCTGCTATTGGTCAGATTGAGGTCGCGGTAAAAAAATTCTGGAGCAAGCTTGGAGATAATTTACCTCACCCTAGTTTAACTGATTTAGGATATGTAATGGCTAACATTGAGGTAATCCATAATAATGCTTATGAAAGACTTTTAAAGGTCTTGGGCTTAGAAGATATTTTCGAGAAAAATTTACAATTAGACTTTATCGAGGGTAGAGTTAAGTATCTGCGTAAATATAACCATAAATTTTATAAAGATTCAAAAAAACAATATGTTTATTCAATTATTCTTTTTACTCTTTTTGTAGAGAACGTTTCTTTATTTAGTCAGTTTTACATTATTAATTGGTTTAACCGATATCGCAACGTGCTGAAAGATACTGGTCAGCAAGTTAAATATACTAGAAATGAAGAGAACATTCATGCTCTAGCTGGTATTAAAATTATTAATACTATCCGTAGCGAACACCCTGACCTTTTTGACGATGAACTAGAAGAAAGAATCGCCAGTGAAGCTAAAGCTGCTTTTGTAGCAGAAAGTAAAATTGTTGATTGGATGATCAATGGTTTTAATGAAAAAGGATTGAATGCCGATATTATAAAAGAGTTTATTAAAAACAGAATTAATGACTCTTTGGAAAAAATTGGTTTTCATTCAGCATTTGATGTTGACACCTCATTGTTGGAAGATACAATGTGGTTCGAAGAAGAATTGATGGGCAATAATGCCACTGATTTTTTCCACTCAAGACCAGTGGAATATTCAAAAAATTCTCAAACATTTGATGCTGACGATCTTTTTTAATGAAAAAATATAAATGGCTTAACAAGGACTCCCGCGACTTTTTAAAAAGAGGTTATCTTCAAACTGGAGAAACTGCCGAAATAAGAGGTAGAGATATTGCGGTAGCTGCTGAAAAGTCTCTTAAATTGAAAGGCTTTGCAGATAAATTTGAGGATTATCTATCTAGAGGTTTTTATTCTCTTTCTAGTCCTATTTGGGCTAACTTTGGAAGAGACAGGGGTTTACCTATATCCTGTAATGGGGTATATATTGAAGACCGCATGGATGCAATTCTTGACAAACAAGCTGAAGTCGGTATGCAAACTAAACATGGCTCTGGCACATCTGCTTATTTCGGAGCTTTAAGATCCAGAGGCGCAGACATTTCTGCTGGTGGTACATCTAGCGGCCCTATCCATTTCATGGAGCTTTTTGACAAAGTTACGTCTGTTGTTTCTCAAAGCAATGTTAGGAGGGGTTCCTTTGCTGCTTATTTACCAATAGACCACCCTGACATTTTAGAATTTCTTAGAATTAGATCAGAGGGTAATCCTATCCAAGAAATGTCTTTCGCTGTTTGTATAACTGACGAATGGATGAGATCTATGATTGAAGGAGATAGGAAAAAACGATCCACTTGGGCTAATGTCGTCAAAAAAAGATTTGAAACTGGTTATCCGTATATTTTCTTTACTGATACCGCAAATACAAACGCACCTAAAGCTTACAAAGATAAAAAACTTAAAATACATGCATCTAATTTATGTAGTGAGATATTCTTACACTCGTCTGAAGATGAATCTTTTGTTTGTTGTCTCTCCTCACTAAATTTGCTCAAGTGGGATGAAATTATAGAGACTGATGCTATAGAAACATTAACATATTTTTTAGATGCAGTTATGGAAGAGTATGTCCAAAAAACAAAGGATATACCTTTTATGAAAGCTTCTCATAATTTTGCTAAACGACAAAGAGCTTTAGGTTTGGGTGTATTAGGCTGGCACTCTTATCTTCAATCAAAAATGATTTCGTTCGAAAGTATGGATGCAAAGTTTCTTAATACTGAAATCCATAAAACAATTTCAGAGAAATGTAACAAAGCTACAAAAGAATTAGCTGTTTTATTCGGAGAGCCAGAACACTTGCAGGGTTATGGCAAAAGAAATATGACAACAATGGCTATAGCCCCTACTACTTCTAGTTCATTTATTTTAGGTCAAGTATCTCCTTCTATAGAACCCTTAAATAGTAACTATTTTACAAAAGATTTAGCTAAAGGTAAGTTCACTTATAAGAACCCTTACCTAGAATCCTTATTAGAAGAGAAGAAAAAGAATACCCAGACTACTTGGAAATCCATCCTTGTTAAAGGAGGTTCTGTGCAACATCTAGATTTCCTTTCAGATGAAGAAAAAGCTGTATTTAAAACTTTTGGAGAAATTTCTCAAAAAGAAATTGTAATTCAAGCGGCTCAAAGGCAGAAATTTATTGATCAAGGGCAAAGCTTAAATGTCATGATTTCTCCCAAATGCCCACCAAAACAAGTTAGTGAACTATTGATATTTGGTTGGGAACAAGGTGTTAAGAGTTTTTATTATCAAAGAAGTGCAAACCCCAGCCAAGAATTAGCAAGATCTATACTAAATTGCTCTTCTTGTGAGGGTTAAATATTCATTTTTAATATTTAAAAGTGTAATAAATTCTTGATGGAATACGACTTTTCAGATCAAGCTAAAGAATTTTTAGAAAGCCAAAGCGCAAAACGCAGAGGTCCGAGAAGTTCTGCTCAAACTCCAGCTAAACCTTCAGAGCGTAAAAAAGGTTCGAAAAAAAATCCTAAAGGATCTGCTGGAGGAGGCAAAAAAGCCCCTTCCATTACTTTTTCTGAAAAAGTAATTACTTCACTTAAAAACAAAGTCAAAGAGCATAACGCCAAACACTCTAAAAAAGTTACTCTTGGACAACTTAAAAAAGTATATAGGAGAGGTGCTGGAGCATTTTCTAGTAGCCATCGTCCTGGAAAAAGCAGAGGTCAATGGGCTATGGCTCGCGTAAACACATTTTTAAGAATGGTTCGCGGAGGCAAAGTAAAAGAATCTTACAGAGCTGCCGATGGGGATATTGCTAGAGGTAGTGAAGATTATTACAACGAAGAAAATGGAGAAGGTTATGTTGATTATGATGAAGTAGATTTTGGTCTTGCTAAAATTGATCTTTTAAAAGTTGGTGCTACCGAAGAGGAAATGGACCAAGAGATAGAAGACATAGACTACTCTGAAGCAGAAAAAAAAACTCTAAATAAACCTTTTAGGTTACCATCTGGATCTAAAAAGAAATTCGGAGTTTATGTAAAAAACCCAAAAGGCAACACTGTCATGGTCAAGTTTGGTGATCCCAATATGGAAATCAAAAGGGACGACCCTGATAGGCGCAGAAATTTCAGAGCGCGACATCAGTGCGATACAAACCCAGGTCCAAAACATAAAGCTAGATATTGGTCTTGCAGATTTTGGAGTAAAAAGCCAGTTAGCAAAATGACTTCTAGCGATGCCGTAGCTTGGGATGATGAAGAAATTTTAAGTGAGTGGGGTTGGGACGATGCTGAATTTTCAGATCATCATGACTTCTTAGATGCTTATCCATTTCTTAATGACGTTAAGATAACAGTTGAAGAAGAAGAGTTGTAGGATATAATCATGCATTTGCATGAGAGTATTATTTATATCTGACTTCACACTAGAACAAAGACAAGGTGGCGCTCAAGTAAGCAATAAATTGCTTATCGATAAAGGTAGAG